TGCCTCCGATCGCACGCGCGGGAATCTGGCCGCCGTGACGATAAAATTTCTGAAGCTCAGGAATGATTATGCGTCGCGTCGCCGAAATCACGTCGGCTCCGTCAAGCGCGCGGATATTGAAGGTCATGTTCACCGGCCGCTGTTCCGAGCGGTACTCCCGGAGCGGCTTGATGACCTCGGGTTCGCGCTCCGCGACCTCCGCGAGCTGCCGGGTCCAGGCGATGCCCCCCTCTTGATATCTCGAGACGCCGAAGCTGGATTCCCCGCCCCCGGTCGTCGTGACGAAGGGCGTCGGCTCGTGACCTATCTCGCTCACGGTGATCCCGAGCTTTTTCGCGAGCGCGATCGAATCCTCGAGGCTCTCGTTGAACGGGACGAGGATCCCCTTCATCTCCTTCCAGGCCGTGACCGTGTCCGTACTCTGCCTGTAGAACGTGCCGGCCGTCGTGCTGATGTCCGTCATAAGTCCGGAGACGTCGGCGCCGAGGACCTCGGCGATCTTGATCAGGATGTCGCAGACGCGGTTGAAGCCCTCGACGAGGATGTTCGCCTCCGTCTTCTGGGCCTCCTTGATCCAGCCGTGGGCCATCGCCTGCCTGACGAGGCTCTGGGTCTGGGCGTCGAGTTCGAAACCGTAGGCCGCGGCATAGTTGACGATGGCCTGGAGCGACGGGACCATGGCCCGGAGGGAGTCCTCGACGCTGAGGCCGCCGTGCCGGAGAGCGTGGAATTGCGAGACGATATCCCCCGTGAGCGTCTTCCAGGCATCGGACGTCAGCCAGACGGTGTCTCCGAGGGCGACGAGGATCTGGCGCGTCGAATCGATCGCCTCGAAGAGCTCCTTATACTTCTCCGTGATGCCGACGATCCTGAACAGATGCCCGAGGCCGGTGCCCACGAAGGATAGGCCGAGCTCCTTGTACTTCGCACGGAGCAAGGCCAGCGGCTCCGCCATTGCCTCGACCGTGTCGATCCAGGACTTCCCGGAGGCGATCATTGCATAAAATGTTGTAACGGCGATCCGCCCGAGCTCGCCGAGTCGCTCCTCGATCTCCTTGAGATGCAACTTCCTCCAGTCGAGCGCGGCCAGGAGGTCCTTCCCGGTCTTCAACTTCCCCGCGGCGTCGACGAGCGCTCCTTTGAGGATGTCGACGCCGCGGACGAGCGTCAAGAGCGCGGCCGGGATCGTGTCGAGGTACGACAGGATGTATTCGTTGAGCTCCTTCGAGTACTTCCCCGCCTCGCGGAACTGCCGGATAAGATCGATCAGCCATTTCGAGGAAGTCAGGCCGGCCTCCTTCGCGTAGGAAATGAGGGACGACCAGGCGTCATTGAGGTCCTGGATGGAGGCGTAGACGCCATGGATGGCGTCCCTGATGGCGTAGAACGCCTTCTCCCACTCCTCCCTCGGGTCCCAGGTCTCCTCCGTCATGGTGGCCTGGAGCTCGTCCCACTTCCCGCCGAGCCAGTCAAAGAGCTCGCCGGTCGTCCTGATGAGCTCCGGGAGGATGAGGAAGGCCGCGACGAAGATTGCGAGGGCGGCGCCCATCGCCTGGAACGCGGCCGTCGCCGACGAGGCCAGGTTAGAGAATGCGTTCTTGATATTGCCTATATCCTTGATTGCCTCGCTGACGAACTTCCCGAGCATCGTCGCCAGGGAATTGATCAATCCCTGGGCTATGTCCTTGACGACGTTCTTGAAGTTCAGGCCGTCCTCGATGATGTTCGAGAACGCCTCGCCGAACGCTTTCGCCATCTGGTCCGTGGTCTCGGTCCAGGCTTTTTTCGTCTCGTCCGCCGCTTTTTTGGCCGCCTCCTTGGCCTCGTCGGACGTCTTCTTCCAGCCAGCGGCGATCGCCTCGAGGTCCTTCGCGACCTGGTCGGCCGTGTACTCCGCCGAACTCTCGATTTCAGAATTGACCTTGAGGGCCATCTCGACGAGTTTCTCAAGGGCGCGGTCGACGTGCTTCTCGACCTCGTCGGCTGCCGGGACGAGGTTGAGCTTCAGGGATCCGGCGAGCTTGTCGATTTCCGCGCGGAGCCTGTCCACCTCCGCGGCCGTCATCTTCCCGCGGTGGATGAGCAGGGCGTCCGCCATGCGCTTCATCTGAGCCTCGGTCTCCGACCGGAAGGTGATATCAAACTGCTCCTTCAACGATCTCGTATCGGTGACCGTCCCTTTTAGCTGGTCGCGAAGCTCGGCGATTTTTTCTTTCAAACCCTGGATGGCGCCGGGCGTCCGCTCGGCCGACTTCTCGAGCGCCGCGAGCGCCTGCTCGGCAATCTTGAGTTCGTTTGTCAGCTGGGTCCTGGTCTTCAGGCCAAGCTCCTTGAGCGCTCCGGAGAGGTCGAAGATCATGCCCGCGATCGGCTTGAAGAGCGCAGCGAGGTTCCTCCCGGCCGGCAGGGCGGTCTCGACGACCTCCCCGATGCCCTTCTTGGCCTCTTCCATGCCCTTAAGGAAGTCGCCGAGGCCCTCCCGCGTCATCCCCTTGAAGGGGTTGTGCTCCTTGATGGAGAACGCGAGCTTCTCCCAAACGGTCGCGCCTTCTTCCGTCAGCCTCTTCATGTCCTCGCGGAATTTCCGGAGATATTCCAGGGCGACGACGGCGCCGACGATGGTGAAAGTGAACATGAAGGCCCTCGACGCGATCATCCTCAGCGTGCCGGCGCTCTGGATGATCGAACCGAGGGACCGGAGGAGCGTTCCGAGGATGATGATACCACCGGCCGCGGCGGTGAAGAGGATCCCGAGGCCTCCGGCCGTGAAGGTCGCCGCGGCCGCGAGCTTCGGATGCTCGCGGACCAGGGCGGCGAGGTCGTCCACGAGCTCGCGGACCTTCTTCGAGACGTCCATGAGGGCCGGCACGACCGTCGCGCCGAACGACGCGGCGAGCCCGGAGAACGCATTCTGGGTGAGCTTAAGTTGGGCGTTCAACGTCTGGAGCTGGAGCCGCGCGATCTTCTCCGTCGTTCCGCCGGCCTTGCGGAGCTCGGCTTCGTATTTCCGGATCGCGTCGGACATCCCGACGAGGTTGAGGATCGAAGCGACCGAGCGGTCCGAGAATTCCATCTCCATGAGGATCGACCGCTTCATCTCGTCCGACTTCCCGGCCAGGGCCTTCTCGAGGTCGCCGATGACGTCGGCCATGTTCCTCATTTCCCCGGACGTGTCGAAGACTGTGACCTTGTACTTCTCGAATACGGCCTTGTTCTCGATAGCCCGGGTTTGGAGGTCCCGCAGGACGATGTCGAGCCGGGTCCCCGCCTCCGCGCCCTTGACGCCCTGGTCCGCGAACGCCGCCAGGACCGCCGTCCCCTCTTCAACGTCCTTCCCGACCAAGCGGAGGGCGGCGCCGGCGCGCGTCGTCAGCGACTCGGAGAACTGCTCGATCGAGGCGTTCGCCATGATGTTCGCCTTTGAGAGGACGTCGGCGACGCGGACCATGTTCTGCATGTTGGCCACGGCATCGTCCCGGATTCTCATCCCGAGCGCACTCTGCGCGTCGGCCAGGAGGCTCGTCGCCGTCGCCAGGTCGAACATACCGGCCTGGGCAAACTTCGCCATGACCGGGAGGGCCTGGATTGCCTCCGCCGCCGTGTAGCCGGCCGAGGCAAGGTAGTAGTAGGCCTTGGCCGCCTCGGCCGAGGTGAAGGTCGTCTCGCGTGCGACCTCGCGGGCGGCCTCGATGAGATCCTTCCTCATGGTCTCGGAGACGTCCCCCATGATGGCCAGGGACTCCGTCATCGCGGCGTCGAACGTGGCGAAGGCCTTGACGTCCGTAGTCACCGCGCCCAGGAGCGCGCCGCCGAAAATCCCGAGTCCGACGCCGGCCTGCGTCATCTGCTGGCCGATGTCCTTGAACTGCTGGCCGATCGCCTGCGCCGAGCCCTTGAGCTTCGCCGCGTCGGGTCCGACGACTTGGCCGATCGCCTGGTTCCAGCCCGTCTTGTCGAGGAGCAGGTGGGCGATGATCGATCCCGCTATGAATCCGCCGCCCGTCATTTCTTCTTCCCTCCGGCCGCCTTATTTTCCGCCGCCTTCTTCTTCCTCGCCGCGAGTTCCTTCCTTATCTCCCCGAGCCGGCGCTTGGCCATCTCCTCGATCTCCTCGATCTCCTCGCCGTGGTCGAGTTCGTACGTTCCGAACCTCAGCTCGTCGATCGTCCTGTTGATGGACTCCTGCCGCAGGTGCGGAAGTAGCGCGGCCTCGCACATCTCCCTCCTTCGCGTGAGGACGCTCCGCGTCGCCTCCGTCGTCCAGTCCTCGAAGTCACGGAGGCCCATGTCGCGGAGCTCCACGAACGTGAAGAGCCCGGGGAGCTCCCGCGAGATGAACGCTATTTCGCGCGCGCGGGCGCGGGCCCTTTTTTTTGCTCTTTCCCCTCCTTGGTCTTGGCGACGCCCATCGCCGTCTGGACGACCTCCCTGAGCCTTGAGATCGTGAGCTTCCCGACCTCGTCCATCGGGCCCTCGATGACCATGGCGAGCATCTCCCGGAAGGCCTTGGTGTTGCCTTTCATGAGTTCCTTCTCGAGCTCCTTCGCCATATCGAGGCCGTCGAGCGTGATCTCCTTGACCCTAAACGGCTTCCCGTTGATCCTGATGAGGAAGGGCTTGTAGAGGGTCTTCTTCGTGTCGATGCTGAGGATCGTCTCCATGGCCCCTCCTTAGATCCCGAGCTCGGTCGACCCGGCGGGCATTCCCGCCTGGCCGAACTCGCCCTCCTCGCCGCTCTCCTGGGAGACGAAGACGAGGAACGAGATCGGGAAGACCCTCTGCGTCGACCGGTCCCAGGTCAGCTCCCAGCCGGGGATCGGGACGACCCTGTAGACCTCGACCCACTCGCTCGGGTCATTGCTGACGCGGTTGTTGCAGATCGGCTTGATGACGATCCGCCTCGCGTCGGCGTAGAGGTTGCAGCCGGCCTGGTTCTTGAGCTTGATGTACTGGTACGGCTCGGACCCGAGGATCCCGCCGGCGTTCAGCACCTCGTTGAGCTGGTCGAGCGTCGACCGCGTCATCCGCGCCTCGAGGGTTGCCTCGGTGCCGCTGAAGATCGCGTCGACCGCGGCGTTCCCGAAGCGCTCCTCGTAGATTTTCTCCACGGACGTGACGCCCTTGAAGGTGGTCGCGCCGAGGAAAGGGCCGAGATTCAAGGCTCCGGACTCGCCGTAGCCGAGAACAATCTCGCAGGGCCCCATGTCCTTGAAAGGTAGTGCGGGCATGTTTACCTCCTATGCCTCGTTTATTCTGGTCAGGATCCGCTGCCGCCGAGGCCGCAGGATCCCAGTGCCATTCGGAAAATGAAATTGACGGAGAACTCGTGCCTCTCGTTCGCGTCCTGGCCGATGTATTGCGGGATCGCCAAGGCGTCGACCGTGTAGACGATGTAGCTGCCGCTGCCGTCCTCGAACGGGAGCGTCCAGCCGGCCGTCCCATGGAGCGCCTGATAGACGGCCCAGGCGATGTTCCGCGCCTCGAAATACTTTTTCGGCGCCCCGCGGCCGACGGCCTGGATGAGGACGTCGGCGCGGTCGGGGAGTTCGGGGACGGTCGCGCCGCCGCCCGTCTCCGCGATGAGGGCGCAGCGGTCGGGCGCGTTCGGCAACCGGTGGCCGACCTGGAGGATCCCCAGGCCATCCTGCTGCATGGCGAGGCCGGTGAGCCCCTCGATCAGCGTGCAGATTTCCTTCAGCATCTCATCCCCCGAACCTCAGCCGCAGGTATTCCCCCATGATCGCGAGGTACCGGGGGCCGTTCCGCGCCATCTTCGATTCGAGATACTTCGGCCCGGAGCCGGGGAGCGACCAGCCAGGCGGGTACATCTCCGCGCCGAAGCCGATCCCGTAGAAGAGCTCGTGGAGGCGCGCCGCGTAGCAGATATTGAACCCGGCGACGACAAAGGCCTCGGCCGGCTGGGTGATGACCTCCGAGATCTGGGCCGATCCGCGGAGGTGGCCCTCCTTGAAGGGTGCGTAGGGCTTTTCGTAGATCGCGTCGCGGAGGAGCGCGTTCCCCGCGGCGAAGAGTCCCTCGCGGATGTCGGCCGGGGCGGCCTGCTCCACGAGCCGTTTGAGCCCCGCCTCGAAGTCCGCCATGTCGATCGTGAATCCCATATCTTTTCCTATGCCAGGAAGACCTGGTAGATCCTCGGATGCTTTAGCGCCGCCGGTTCTGCGATCACAACGATCGTCCGCTCGAGGACGTTGTCGACGATTATCCGGTCCTTGTGGTCGAGCGTCCGACCGAGCGCCTGGTCCGTCCTCCGGATCGGCAGCCGGACATTGACCTGCGAAGCGACCTCCTCGCCCGCCAGCGAGGGGACGAGGATGGTCTTCCACTCGACGTAGCCGCGGACGTCGACGCGGGTCGGCGGCTTCGGCTCGCCCCAATCATCGTTCCCTTCCCATTTGAGGATGACAACCGGGTGGATGCAGATCGCGTTGATCATCAGAGCCCCCTCGCCCGGACATTCCTCTCGGCTTCCGACGTCGGCAAAATACTGTGGGCGCAATTCGGGTGAAAAGGAGTCCATTCCTCGAGTTTCGGGTATGTCGGGTGCGTTCCGGAGATCGAGTAGATCTGGCCCTCGAACGGGAGGCAGATCACGCAGTCCGTCCCGTGCGAGGAGACCTCGACGAGGTCGTTCTCGTAGACCCCACAGGAGTCGATCGTCGCCTGCGTCTGGGCCTCCCGGAGGGTCGTCCGGGCGACCATCTTCGCGTACTTCCCGAGGTTGTACATCCTTCTGACGCCATCCTTGCCGACGATCTCAATGAAGTCCTCGTCGGCGACGAGGACCTCGAGCCGGTCCCGGATGAGGCGCATGAGCGCCGCCCGGGAGAGTTCGCGCTTGACCGCCTCCCTGGCGAGGTCATCCAGGAACTCCTCATCCTCGCGGTAGCTGAACTCCTGGACCTTCGCCGGAGCGCCCCGGACGGTCCGGGCGGCCATGAGGCTAATCACCGCGTAGCGCTCGACCGTCCTCATGATCGACCCGGTCGCCTCGAGAATGGTCTTCTCGACGGCCTGCTCGACGGCCTCGGGCCCGGAGAGCGCGGGAAGTTTGCCCGTCGGCTGGCGTTGGCCGATCCGCCAAAGAATCTTCCGCGCCTCGCGTTGGCCGCGGACGTACTGCTCGCGCGCGGCGAACTGCGTCCAGGGGCCCGAGACGGCGTTGAGGTACGAGACGACCCGGCGTGCCTTCCGCTTCATCTCCTCGGCCTCGGCGACGTCGAATGTCTCCGTCTCGGCCGCGAGGAGGATCTTCCTCAGTTCATGACCGGCCGCCGTGAAAGTCCGCTGGAGGTCGACATACCTCATCTGAACCTCCCGACCTTCACGCTCGCCTTCCGTTCCTCGTCACGGCCCATGTCGCAGACCGCGATGTAGGGCCCGTCGACGGACCAGGGCGCGAGGATCGCGATGACGGCCGGCGGGACGGGAAGGTCCATGAGCGCGGCCTCGGAGTACTTCTCCTTGATCGCCGTCTCCTCGATGACGGCCTGGGCCTGGAGCCCCTTCCGGACGTCCTCGTCCTCGAGGTGGACGGCGAGGTAGTAGGCCATCTCCGCATTCGCGATCCGGAGCTTCACGAGCTCGGCGGGCGTCGCCGTCGTATAGGTCGGCAGCCCCGTCCAGCGCGGATCGTAGTAAATCCTGTTGTAGGCCATTCTCGCGACCTTGGTCTTTTTCGCCGGCAGCAGCGAGTCCCAGGCGGTCGTCTCGAGCCGCTCGTCGGTGAAGTACGCGTCCGCGTCCGCGATG